AGCATGCCTTGCATCTGAGTAAGCCCCTGAGTCCGAGCGACGATCACGATCGGGGAAGGCATCGTCAATTTGTTCTCGTAACTGAATGGCTGACTTAGATAACTTAGGCTTCATTATCCTAGAATAGTTTTTAGTTCATCCTCGGTTAGACCGAGTCGAGCCAATAGAGCAGCCTTATCCGCTTCTCCCTTTGCTTTTGCATCTGCCGCTGCTTTGTCGGCTGCTTGTTGTTCTTGATACTTAGTAAATTCATCATCGTTCATTTCGCGGTCAATTACTTCATTTGCTTCGATGTTATGAATTCTAACCATTGGACGAGATGTTGTTTTAGCCATTATTTAACTCCAAACACTGTGTATGAACCACCTGAAAAAGTAGATGAACCAAGAAAAAGTCTAACTGTTGTAATTGCTGAAGCACTCATGTACATACCATCTTGAACCAAATTGTAAGTATTACCAGCACCAGCAGCATAAGTTGCTTGTTTTGCTTGCCAAATTTTAACATTGTCAGTTGCTGAGTATTCTGGAATGTAAATAAACCATGTATCTGAGTTTGCAACGGTATTTCCAAGAGTTCCCTGTGCATAGTTTACAGGTGTTGTTCCTGTTCCGTTATTAGTGCGAGTAGTTGCATCACCAGCATAAGCGTTACAATAAATGTATTTTGCGCCTGAATCATTATTAAACTCCATGCGCGGATTAACTATTGAAGTATTTACTCTAGGAGATACAACTCTGATGTATAAATCACGATAAGCACTAGAAAATCCTGTAATGGATGTTGTTGAACCTGAAAGTGAACCTGTTGCAAGGGAAGTGTAAGCACCTGCCGCAATAGTTGACCATGATGGCACTCCGCCTGCAACAGTTAAAACTTGACCAGTTGTTCCAATAGCCAAACGAGCCTTTGCAGTTGCGGATGTATAATAATCAACATCCCCTGCGGTTGTTCCTGGGTTTAATGATTTGACTGATGTGTCAACCGATGTTCCAAGTGTGCGAATGGCACTAGCGCCATCTTTGACGAGTGCGGTGTCATCAGGTGTTGTCCACCCATAATTGGTCGTTGTTGCCATTGTGCTCCTATTGTCAGGCTACTATTGTAGCGTTAGTCCAGTCCAAAGTTGGATTGATCGTGTTCCACGCCTCGGTTATTGGGACATTGTTCCATCTCATTGCCTGGAGGCTAAACGCCAAAGGCGAAAGATTGAGTGTCACCGAAAGTTTGTTAAATGCAGCGCTAAAAGTCCATCCCTCAACAAAGCCCTGGAATCTGCCACCGGTCATGTTTGTTGGGAGGTTAGTGATGTCAAGCGGTAAGCCCATAAAGACATTGATCAACGCATCTCGGTCAGTGTCATCAATCTCAGAATTGGTCAATTCAAAGGTTATGGATTTGAACAGGCTTTGAGGATAGGCGCGAAGCGCAAGGTAGAAATTTGCTTGAGCAGTTGCATCTGAACCGTTATGCAGTGAGGTGAGGATATTTTGAGCCTGTGTTCCATAAAGGTTGATTGAGGTTGTATCTGATGAACTCTGTTGAGCATTGTTTCGGTAGGTGATAGTCACTGCATTTCGGATGTCACCGAGTCTGCGAGAAGTTGCAATGCCTCGAGATAGGGCATGATTTCCCGTAACTTCGAGGTATCCATTAGCAGCTAGATACTCGCTGCGGTGAGTTGAATCTGCATAACCAATTCGACCTTGAGCATCCTCATAAATGTAGCCAAGTCCTGAGGTTGCAAGAGCTGCAACGAGTGAATAGACATCGGTTGTGCTCGAGGATCGAGCGGCTAGTTCGTAATCTCCTGGAGTGTCGATTTCGCCCAATCCAGTGTTTTGAGCATTTACCCATGTTTCTCCTGCGGTATAGGTTGCCCATGTCAAAGCTGCAGGGACTTCACTCCATTGATTAAATAAAATGTCTGAAAGAATTGAGTAAATTTGAGTTCCATCAAAAGCCTTAGATAAAACTCCATCAGTCAAAATTTTAGGCAGTTTAGACAATGCGCCCAAGGCAGTAATTTTGAAAACCTGCACAATGGCATTTGATCCTGATGTTTTAACGCTTTGATCTATATCTGTGATGTAACCACCAAAAATAGGTCGAAATGTTCCAGTCGAATCCTTGACCTGAATAGCAATTGATTCACTTAATTCGATGTTTGGAATTGATTGGTCAGTGTTGTAAAGCTCAACTGAACAATATCCTGCGAGAGGTTGTTGATAAATGTCTGTTCGACCTGATGAAATTGTTAGGTTTGCAAGGGTTACGGTTGTAAAAGTACCCCCATCAATTGACACCTGCCAAACAGGACTCCAGGCGGTCATTGATTACAATCCTGCAAATGCAGTTGCTCCGAGCGTTCCTCGCGCTTCGGATTGATTAAATAACTCAACAAGGCTTCTCTTGACTGATTCTCCATCGCCTACAACGCCATTAAAATTGACTGTGACTTGAGGAGCAGTTGCCGATTCTGCCCGAGCAATTGCAGCTGCAGGAGTCAAGGTTGTGGCGTACTGATTAGCTCCTGTTAACTGATCAACCAATGCACCAAGTTTTTCTGCATCCGATTGAAGCTTTGCAAGTGCTGCTTTATTTGCGGAAGTTGAGCCTTTGCCACCTGCTGCGCCCGTTAAACCTGAAATGCCTGATGTAACTCCTGCAAGTCCTGTAACTGCGCTGAGTATTGCAGCGTTTGAGCCGCCTCCTGAAATTGCTCCAGGTGCGCCCATTGAACCGCCTCCGCCGCCTCCAACCAATGAAATGTTAGGTAATGGCAAACGATTGTAAGCAGTAATTACTGCGTTGACCATGTTCTTAACTGATTCAACAAAGTCAGCAATTTTGTCTATTGCTCCTCCGATAATGTCAATGATTTTCCCAAATACTTCACCAACGACCTTAAGTGCTCCACCGGCAAGAGTTGAAAGAATCGGAATAACATAATCTCCAATAAAGTTGAACAATCGCTGGAATGAATCTTTGTTGTCCTTTATTGCCTGAATGATTGGATCAAATGCACTAGCAAACTTTTGTAAATTAGGCACAACTTCATTGACAACAAATGAAACCAATTTTTCAATGATTGGTAATAAAGCAAAACCAATTGTTTCCTTTGCTTCATCAAATGCAACCTTGAGACGATTCATTCGTCCCTGGAATGTTTCGGCATTAGCTGCTGCAGCGCCACCGAACAAATCAGAAAGTTTGCCTTGAACATCTGTGAAACTCATAGTCTTAAGTTCTGCAGCTGATAAACCAATTCCTAGTTTTCCAAGTGCTGCAGTGTTTCCGTCATAAGCCTTGCCTAAAGCATTTGCCACTGTTTCAACTGGCTTGCCTGTTGCCTGAGCAACATCGAGTGCCAAGTTAAGTAAATCTTGAGCTTTTGCCGTGTCACCTGTAGAAATCGCCAAGCGTGCTAATGCAGGGCGAAGTTGATCATCGGCTACACCAGTTGCAAGTGCAGTCTTTGTAATCTGTTTTTCAACTGCCGCAATTTGGTCGCGTGTTGCTCCAGTGGCGCGTTCTAAAGCTCCTGCAAGCCGAACCTGAGCAGCTTCATCCTCGATGGCTGCCTTGACTCCATCAATGGCAAGTTTTCCTGCATAAGCAACCGCAGCTGCTGCCGCTGCTGCAAATGCTGCTGCTGCGACCTTTCCAAACTTCTCAATCTTGCCCCCAAAGCCTTCGACCTCGGTTGAGCCTTTATTTAGATTCTTGTTAAAGTCATCAATGTCCGCAATGAGTTTGAGGGTTAATGCTCTTGTACCTGTTGCCATTATCCCCACTCTTTCAGGATGCGACTAAATGCCGCAGTCCATTCGCTAACAATGTAAGGCTGGATTCTGCGAAGTGTTGGATAGATAAACCAACCCTTAGAACCGCGACCCTCACGCCCTGACCAAACTGGAAACTGCCTATACTTATTCGAACCAAACTCTGACCCACCCCAGATGTCTTTAGTAGTTGCTCCACCACTAAACTTCTGAGCTGCAAAGCCATAAGTAATCTCACCGATCCTAGATGACTTTTTAACTTTAGAACCTTCTGCAATGCGACTGGCAACTGCTCGGGAGTTGATTC